TGGGCACCATTGAGCCACTGGCTAGTAACAATGACACCACTTGAAAATGTCGTTTTTGCCATACGACTGATTACTATCCCACGTTACCTGGTTTTACCCTACTTACAAAAAGACCCCAGCCGAAGCCAGGGTCGATGTAAACGGAAGGAACCCTATCAGGTTCTCTCCCAATAATTTACCGTGAATTCAACCTCCACAGTCTGCACGTCGCCGCTCTCGCGATCAACGTCAGCAGTGGTGATCGAAACGAACTGGCACTCGTAGCAGATGTACTGACCGCCGCCAGGAGCGGAACCTTCACCAGAACAATCACGCGGGGTGACAGTGATGGTGATGGGATTACAGTTGTAATCGAGCCAGAATTGCTCGAGAGTCTTGAAGATTGTCGGATCGTATGGGGCAGTAATGGTTACATTATCTGCGGTACGAGGACCAACAACGTGGAACAGACGATTGCCTGTGCCATTAGCGTAGGTGCTGCTATCTGAGGAATCATTGATTCCGCTGAATTGAGTGAACACCGCTGTAAAAGTCGGTCCACCTAAGGCAGTAAACGAAACTTCGTACTGCGACTTGGTTAATGGGCGAAGAATAGCCATGATAACACCTCCTAATTTCCTTTCCTAATCAGGACAGGATGTCGGTGACCATAGCTCCCGAACCGATCAGACCGGTGGAACCAAGACCCACCAGGTTTACAACACGCTCAACAGTGATTTCAGCGCGGACCACACGACGCTCACGGATGTAGTACTCAGGACGAACGGCAGGGGTGCCGGTCAGCTGGTAGGTGTAAGCGAAAGCGGGAGTAGCGGCGTTGGCGCCACCAGCAGGCATCACGGAATCCGAAGGACCGTTGGGGCTGTAGAACAGCAGGATGCCGTTCTCGGGGAACACGGGCAGCAGCTCGCCGTTTTGGGACAGATAACGACCCTCAGCCACGCGCAGACCGCGCTCCAGGCCGAAGTAACGGGCCAGGATGTCGGTGTCGATGCTGTCAGCGGTGGTGTACTTGATACGCTCAAGGATCGCGCTGTTGGTCAGCAGCTGGTCGAACACAGCGGTACCAACAACCATCGAGTTCGGACGAATGCCGATCTGATTAGCAACTGTACGCTTCAGCGACAGAACGTCTTCGATCGGGTTCGAGGTGGAAGACGACCAGGCGGAATCGCCAGCGGCCGAGCTGTAAGAACTCTTAAAGTTAGACCAGGTCAGGAAGCCTTGACCGGTTTGGCTGCCGACAACGCCATCCCAGGGCTCATAAGGGTTGTAACCCAGGGCCGGGTCGGTGTTCTGAACGGTAACAGCCTGAGAAACGGTGTACTCATAGGCGTTCATCAGGCGGGACATGGCGTTGCGAGTTTCAATCGCACGCAGGTCAACCTGAGCGGGGCCTTCGCCAGCGTTCTCGATAACTTCTTCCGGAAGTTCCCAAGCCACGACTTCTTGCTCGAGAGCATAAGGCTCCGAGTCATAGCGGCTCTGAACATACGGAATGTTGGTGCCATAAGCACGACGGAAGTCGTTAATGGCGAATTGCTCTTTGCCGAAACGCAGAATGCGGCCAGCACGAGTGGGGGTGTCGACGACGGGAGCGATAAAGTTCGCAATGTTGGTCGCCGGCAGCATGAAACCTTGGGCAAGTGTTGTCAGAATAGGATCAACACCTGCGTAGGTTTGTTGCAGGTTCATCATGGGAGGGGGTCTCCGTAATCTTTGACTTCAAATGTGTGCACACAGGGCTGGGACTTACACCGCAAGGATGCCCAGCCAAATGTAATAAACCAGACTATAAATCAGGCGAACGAAACGAGCACCAGCTTGCGACCACCGATGTTCACGGCTTCGCGAACGGTGGGGTTGGTGCCTTCGTAGGTGGCGAGTTGTCCACCAGCGTCAACGGCTTGACCCAGGGGGTTAACACGCAGTTGGGTGTTGGGCTGGATGGCGGCGGCGGCGGGAGCCACTTCCACCAGCAGCAGACCGGAGTTAGCCACGGTCAGCTGACGAGCTGTGTAGGGCTGAGCCAGAGCGGTGGGCATGTAGGCCTGGTTGATACCGCAGATAGCTCCGGCAAAACCAACGATAGCGCCAGGATCGGCAGCAATGTTGGCGCCAGCGTAGGTGGCGGGAACCACAGCGCGGAGCTCACCGACTTCTACGATACCGGTAGCGGTACCAGCAGCCAGGTCGTCGGGGGAACCGACTTGGGCATCCACAGCGGCTTCCCAGGTCTCAGCGTAACGGATATACTGTTTGCCATAGATAGGCGCGGCGTTAGTAGCCATATTTTTATCCTAAGGTAAGGGACTTCAAAGGTTGAGTTTGTTTGCTCTAGGACTTGTTTTGTTACCTAGCTGCAGTAACCATTTTTACCCTCAACGGTACTCAATGCTACAGCGACAACGATCATAGCAACGGCAGCCTTTTCCAGGCATCGGAAGTTCACCAATCGGTGCCCATCCTTGTTGACCGTAGTTCCTGCAATCAACGCAGGTTCGTTGGTCATTTCGTGCCACTCTGCGCATTTCCTTGTAGCCTAGGTCTTGAGCAACCATGTACTCACCGAGGGCAAAAAACGCGAAGGTTGGTGTCGCAAGGTAGCGAGAAACTCGCTCTGCAAGGGAAGGCCAGGTTCGGCCTTGGGCTCTCTGCTGTTCAGCTTCTTGGGTTCCTGCCTCTTCGGGATTGGCACCGTCAAGAATGTCAGCATCGAGATCGATTGCTCCGGGGACCGCACCGAGCAGATCATAATCTGCAAAGTCGACGGTTTGATCGCCTAAGCGTAATACACCAGAGTCAATATATTCCTTGGTCTCTGCCAAGAACTTTGTAAGAGGCGGGAGCATGTCACCTACGATGATGGGCCATGCTTTTTCCAGCTTCTGATCGATTGCTTTGTCTTTTAACCCAAGGATTACGGCGGCAAGGGCTGAAACGAGAACTTTGTCGAGCATTGTGCGCTCGTATTCGTTCCACTTCATCAACTTGTCTCGTAACCCTTTCACCAGGCCAAGGGACTCTGCTTTCATCCGTTCTTCCAGACTCGGCTGCTCTTTGTATTTTCGAGCCAGAGTGTGCGCCTGGCGCATATAATCCTGACGTCGTTTTGTCGCCATTCCAACGGCGCTCAGGAGGTCCATCGGGGATCCCTCGCGATTCGGCGGATCTGACTCATTCCGACACCATAACGAGTGGCGAGTTCTGAGCAGTTTCCGTTGTGACCGTTCTTTTTGCCGGGAGTGTATTCCAGAGCGATCTGGCGACGGTCGTCGTCGGTGAGTTTGGATCGACCGTTCTTCTCTCCGTGATGGCCATCGGCGTTCGGGTTGTTTTCGCCGCTGATGTCGTGGTGACGACCCTCGGCCCAGGCGGCTGTGAGCCCTGCTCGAATGGCTTCCTTCACTTCATCGGGATGCTGACGACCCTTTTGAGAGCGGCTCATCTTGGCCCTGGTTTCCAGAGTTGGGACCCAGCCATCCATTCCCTCCCCACCGTCGGTGATGTTTCGGAGAATCCCCGTGCCGTTGTCCTTTCGTCCGAAGACGGCAATCATGTACCGTTCGTGATCGACTGACTCAGCGAAGGTTAGACCGGTCTTGAGGAACAGAATCCGGTCTTTTGGAGGAACCTTCACATTGTGACTCTTGTCGAACGCTCGGCGCCCTTTGCCTCGTCCGATGTAGAACGGGGTCCGGTCCTCGCGGAGGTAGGCGTAGGTGTAGTAGTCGCTCATCGGACCCCGGTTTGAGTTCAAGGTTTATTATAGCCGTTTTCGGGCTGGTGTAAACCGAGGCTCAAGAGAACATCGACTTTTTGAGTGCCTCGACATAGTCAGAGCACTCGCCGGACTCCACCATCTTCAGAGCCTTCTCATGGGGATCCAGATCGGACTCTTCGGCGTACTGGAATGTGCCACCGGCAACCTCACCGAAGTGAACCATCGGAGGCAGATTGCTCAGCAGATTCAGCAGCTTGGTGGCTGCGGTTTCACCCTCGGAGAACTCCAGGGTGCCAAACTCCAGGCCTTCGGCGTAAGAGATCAGCTCTTGCTCGGGCATGATGCCGTCGGTCAGACGACCCTCGGTGTACAGATGACCAATGGCCTCAGCCATTTGCATCCGACGGAAGTTCATCTTCTCTTCACGGTGCTTGCGCTCCAGCTCAGCATAGCTGCGCTTGAGGCTGGCAAGCTCCTCGTACATGGCAGACATATCCATGCCAGGGTTCATGCTGCGATGACCCATGGAGCTCATGCCACCATAGTTCATGCCACAACCGGAGTGATCAACGCTCAGCTCGTTGTAGTCCTCTTCACCCTCATCAACACCGTCATCGCCTTCACCTTCTTCGTAGGTGGAACCGAAACCGGTCTTGGTGTAGGGATCTTTCTTCTCGCCATGCTCCTCAGCATAGACGCCGCCAGATTTCTTCGAAACCTCAGCAGGATCGGTCACGGTGTCCATAGCGCCAGGGGTGAGTTGCTTGGCTTTGGACTTCTTACCGTCGCCGATGTTATCACGGAGAGACTGCAGGGAGGCCTCTCCATAAACACCGTCAGGTCCGGTGATTTGATCAGGATCCTCAACGGTGTCCATAGCACCAGGGGTCAGCTGCTTGGACTTGGCCTTGGGCTCGCCCTTGTAGGACTCAGCGAAGGCACCGTCAGGGCCAACGATCTGACCGGGGTCATCAATGGTGTCCATGGCGCCAGGGGTGAGCTGACGGCTCTTGGACTTTTTACCATCGCCAATTTCGTGACGCAGAGTTTCCAGGCTGGCATCGCTATCAGCGTCGTCAGTCTCATACTCGGCATGCTCAACCATTTTGCTGCCCTTCATGGACTTGCGGGCGGTGGTTACACCGTCTTCGCCGGTCATTTCGTCAGCTTGGGGACCGCCTTCAGCATAGAGAAGGTCGTGCATTTTGGCAGACTTGGCGCGAGAGTCTGAGGATTTTGTGCGAAGTACACGCATGCTGCCATCAGACATTACGTTCACGGTTGACACCGCAAATACTTCGTCATCAGGCATTTCTTCCGACTCAGTCGGCATCTTGGTTTCGGTTTCGTCACGACCGTAGGGGTCGGTGCCAGTGGACATTTTGGGCTTGTTGCCTTCGGGGTAATCGTCCAGGCCAGCGTCATACTGGTCCATGTTGGTTACTTGATCGTAACCATCTTCTTGACCAGCCCAGCGGCTCTCACCATCAGCGTCAGCCATGGAAGCCTTGGCGGTGTGCATGCGATCTTCGTCTTGCTCACCGTTCTCGGCGGTGTGCATACGATCGCGATCTTGCTCACCAGACTTTGCAGTTTTCATGCGCTCCACGTTTCCGCTAGCACCCTGCTTACCGGTCTTCATGCGATCAACGTAGCCGTCAGAATTAGAGCGAGCGGTGTCATAACGACCGAACTCATCATTCTCAGCGTGGTCGGCAGAATCCTTCTTAGCCTTCATTTTTTCAATGTTTTTCTTGAAGGCTTCGGGAACTTCCCCATGCTTAGCTTCTTTGATAAGCTCATCCTCTTCCTTACCAAAGCGCTTGACCTCTTTAGCTTCAGCATCCTTACCTTCCTTCTTCATGCGCTTGGCTTCGAAGGCGCGGTCAGCAGCGGCTTTACGCTCGTCGGTCGATTCTTTGTGTGCTTCCTCGTAGACGTTTTCTACGACTTGCATGACTTGGCCGTGGGCACCTTTAGCGTGCTTCCGGCTGATTTTTCCTTGTTCCATAAATTCCTCTTCCGGAAATTGAGTTTCGAGGTCAGCCGTTTGCTGAGCAATTTCAGTTCCTTCGCGACCCACGTGTTTTGTAGATTCTTTGAATTGGGGAGCGTCTGGGTTAGCCATTTGTCCGAGTTCCGGTTGTTCGGTAACGGACGATGTGGTAACTTCTTCCAGTTCCTCGGTAGGTTGTGCTTGTTGATTACCTTGTAGTTCTTTTACCGCACCTGAGACGTCCTCGCGGACGGCCTCAAGTTTCTCTCGGAGCATTTCGAGGGGGCTTTTTTCCACAATAAGCGTGGGACCAAGTTCCTCATCGAAGATATCCGAGGGAGCGAGAGCTACGGCAAAGTCGTAGACTCCCTCCGCCTCCGAGAAGGAGAAGGGTTCTAAGCCTTTTACCGCCGGGGGAGAGGCCCCCAGCAAGGCGAGGTGTCGGGCACTCCACTTTCCTTTGTGAGGATTGATGGCACTATCGGGTGAGTAGAATGAGATCGAAACCTTGCGATAATGACCATCCTTCACCAGATCTTTTGCCGTATCCGTAAAAGCGACGTCGGCATACAAATTGCCCCCCTGCTTGCTGAATCCTTGGATCCAACCATATGCAGGAAGGCTGTCATTGTCGCCTGCGTGACCGATTACGAGGGGCGCTTCATGGATCGAGGGATCATAAGTTTTAACCACCTGCTCAAGGTCCTTTTCAGAGAAGTGTCTCTGA